GACGGTTAGTAAAGAGGCCGATACCTGTTGGCAAGTAGGCTACACCAGAATCAAACGCCTCCAAGCCTCGCTGACACTATCCGGTCTGTGTACAGGAGGGCACGGCCTCAAGGCCCCACCCCTCAGCTTACACCAGATCAAAGACCGGAACCACGCACGCTAAGTACTTCTGTGAAACCAAAGATAACTGACGGGATGACGGTATCCGAGCTTGCAAGGAAGGCTGGAATCAACCAAGCGACCGCATCGAAGAAACTCAACGCTGGCAAGACGCCTGCCCAAATCCTCGAAGAGGCCGAATCGTGGAAAGCGAAGCAAGCGAACAGAAAGACCAAGACCGAAGTAGCGCCGGGTGACGGTGAAAGCTACTCCGAAGCGCAACGCCGCAAGGAAATTGCTCTCGCCGATCTCCGAGAGCTTGAACTGTCTTTGAAAAGCGGTGATCTAGTTCCGATTGCGGAAGTGAACGCTTGGGTTGCCGGAATGATTGTCGAAGCCCGGAACATTTTGCTTCGCATCGCTCCCGATCTCCAGGACCAACTAGCGCTCACCAGCGATCCGGCAGAGATTAACAGTCTCATCTCGGGAAAGGTTGACACGGCGCTTGACGCACTCTCTCAGAAGCTCGTCCGATGAACAGCACAGTATCTCAACTCACTCAGCAATGGGCGAAGCTGTTCAAACCACCGGAGCGCCTGTCTTTGTCCGAGTGGGCCGAAAAGCATTTTTACTTGTCTACGCAGTTCGCCACTCGAAACGGTTTGGTCAAGCTCCACGGCTGGCAGCGTGAAATCTTCGATTCCTTCACCGATCCCCGGACGACCGAGGTTAGCTGCATGTTGGGCATTCAGCTTACCAAGACACTCTTCATTCAGGCCGCAATCGCCTACGTGATCGCTGAAGACCCCGGCCCAATCCTTTTGCTCGAACCGAAGGAAAGTGACGCTCAGACATTCTCGAAGAAACGCCTAAAGCCGATGCTGGAAGCGTCTCCGAAGCTCCGTTCCGTGATGCTGAACGACACGAGCAAAGACAGCACGATCCTGTCCAAAGACTTTCCGGGCGGCAACATCACGGCAGTTTCGGCGCTCGTCCCTGGAAACCTTGCCGGAAGAACCATTCGGTATCTGATGTGCGACGAAACGGACAAGTACGAACTGTCGGCAGGCAAGGCAGGCGATCCTATTGGACTCGCCAAAGGCCGTACAACAAACTTCGGCTCACTCCGCAAGATCGTCCAGACGTGTTCACCGACCGAACAGGGAACGAGCCGGATTGCGCTTGCTTACGACAACTCAGACCAACGTAAGCCGTGGGTTCCGTGTCCAAAATGCGGCCACTTTCAGATTTTGAAGTTCGAGCAAGTCAAGTGGGGTGAAAAGCTCCCGAAGGAACTTCGAGGGACAGACGGAGACGTGCCGGGGCCAACTTTCTATCAGTGTGTCTCGTGCGAGAAATTTTGGAACGACATTGAGCGCCGCAAGGCTTGTGAACTGACGCAATGGAGAGCCGAGCGACCGTTCAAGGGTCACGCTGGCTTTTGGATTTCCCATTTGTACAGTCCGTGGAACTCGCTTGAAGACCTTGCGACCGACTTCCTACAGGCCAAGAGGAACCGAGAGACGCTGAAGGTCTTCATTACCGAGCGCTTGGCCGAATTGTGGAAGGAAGACGGCACTGTACCTGACGATCAAATCCTGTACGAACGACGTGAAGAGTACGCTTGGGGCCAAGATGCCGTTGTGCCGAGTCGTGGATTGTTCCTCGTGGCATCCGTTGACGTACAGGAAAACCCACCCCGGCTTGAATCGAGCGTGTTTGCGTTCGGTCGTGAGCGTGAATGCTGGCTTATCGACCATCAAGTAATCCACTGTCATGCGGCAGACCGGGCAGAAACGCTCTTGCCTGTCACGGCTCCCGAGCTATGGGCCGAGCTTGACCGCCGAGTGTTGCAGCACCAATACCTTCACGAGTCGGGAAATTGGATGTCCATTTGGCTCATGGCGGTTGATACGGGCATGAGGCCGCAACCTGTGTATGATTTCGTCCTGAGACATCCCCAACCGCATTACAACGCCGCTGGTGGCATCTCCGTGCCGTCGTTCAGGTCCGTTGTTCCCATCAAGGGTAACGACGATCAGTACAAGATCGTCTCGCAAATCTCAAAAGAGACGGCGGCAAGGAATCGCCAGAACATCCGAATCGTGAGTATCGGTACGCCACGGTGCAAGACGGTCATCTTTGACAATCTCCGGTACGTGAAGCCTGATCCTGACGGAAAGGCGGTTCCCGATTGCTGGCACTTCCCAAAGGTGGAGCGTGCGTACTTCGAGGGACTGTGCAGTGAGCGCCGAGTAATCAAAGCAGACGGTTCCGTGGTCTGGCAGAAAGTCAACCCACGCAATGAGCCTTTGGATTTGGCCGTCTATGCTCGTGCGGCGTACTCGATGGTTGGTGCTGACCACTTCAAAGAGGCCACTTGGTTGGAATTCGAGCGCCAATTGAAGCCTACGGACCGTCCGAACGTGCCGACAGCGGCCAAGATGCCGACACAACCAAGTCAACCGAGGGCACCACAACGCCGAACCGGAACATATTCAGGCTTCTAGCCACGCCTAAATATGTTGCGTAATGGACAATCCGCCAATCTGGACGCAGCAAGACCTAATCGCAATCTCTCAGGCCATCTCTTCAGGAGTGCTTGAAGTTCGTTTTGCGAACGGCACGACTCGCTACAACAGCATCTCTGACCTGTTGAAGGCTCGTCAGGCAATTCAATCGTACCTGGACAGCCAAAACGGGACTGTTCGGATTCGGCAGACCCTTTTGTACTCCTAATGGGACTCTTTCAAACTCTCACGAAGCGCTTTCGCCGGGAACCGCAAGCGAACGAGATCAACCACCCGAACACGAACGCTCTAGGTTCGCCTACGGGATATTCGGCAGGTGCGTACAATCGCAGCACTCGAACCTGGAACGCAACGCCGCTTGGTCCGAACACTCTTGCAGTCACCAATCTTGAAACGGTTCGCCGTCGCTCAAGAGACGCCGTGCGAGACAGCGTTGTAGCTGAGTCGGCAATCAACAAGTGGGTGAGCAACGTTGTTGGAAGCGGAATCGTCCCACACTTCCTACACGCCGATCCCGACATCAGAAAGACGATTCAAGGCGCTTGGGACAAGTGGGTGAAGACCGCTGACTATGACGGCGTTGATTCCTTCTACGGCATTCAAACCTTGGCAGCGAGAGAGATTTTTGAAGCTGGCGAAGTCTTCGTAAGATTCCACACTCGCAATGATGGCTCGTTCACCGTTCAATTGCTCGAAGGTGAACAGCTTTCCGAGTTCCGCAACGTATCGAGCAACGGCGACGGCACGGTTACCAAGATGGGCATCGTGTTTGACAAAGAAGACCGCCGAGTGGGTTACGAATTCTGGAAGAACCAACCGTATGACGCTCTCATTCTCGAAAAAGGATTTGGCTCCTATATCTTCATTCCTGCTGATGAAATTCTTCACGTTATGCGCCGTACTCGGGCAGGTCAGCTAAGACCTGTCGGCGGTCAGCTTACATCGGGACTCATCATGTTGTCCCAAATCGAAAAGTACAGCGAAGCGGAACGGATGCGTAAGGAAATGGCGTCGTGCTTCGTGGCGTTCATCGAGAAACTTACCGCTGACGGTGGCGACATTCTGCCAAGTTCAGCACCACTTCCGAACGATCCACCACCACCGGGCAAAGAAGACTCGCTCTTGAGTCCTGGAACCACACAGTATTTGCTGCCCGGTGAAAGTGTGAAGCTCTCGCAACCACCTGAAGACGGAGATTTCGCAACGTTCGTGAATCACCAGTTGCACCTGTTCGCCGCTGCCGTGGGCGTGACCTTCGAGCAGTTGACCAACGACTACACCCATGTGAACTTTTCATCGATCAGAGCCGGAATCCTCGAATTTCGTCGAGCGGTCGAGCAGTATCAGGCTAACGTCATGATTCACCAAATGCTTGAGCCTGTTATGCGCCGTTGGATGAAGGAAAGCGTGCTCAATGGATCGCTCGAACTCCCGGAAGACTATTTCGACGATCCGACGCCGTATGAAGCCTGCAAGTTTGTTGCGCCGGGTTGGAATTGGGTAAATCCGAAGGACGAAGTAGAGGCATACCAGACCGCAGTACGTTCTGGATTCACCAGCCGTACTCAGGTCGTCCGTGAACAGGGCTTCGATCCTGAAGTGATCGACGCACAGCAAGCCGAAGAAAGAGAACGTGCGGCAGCGCTGAACCTCATTTACGACTCGGACAGCAACAAAGTCTTGATCGGTCGTGAGACGCAACCTTTGACACCGGAAAACGTGAAGACGGATTCCGACACGGTGAACGATTCGGAAGAGGACGTTTCCAACTAAATACCATCATGAGTCTCGTTCACCTGAAAACTCGTATGTTCGGTGCGCCGCTGGCAATCCAACCGTCGAAGTTTGAAATCATTCTCGGCGCAATCGGAAACCGTCTCGGCATCGACGTAGAGACGATGGAG